TGGTCGAAGCAAACCAGCGGGACTGGCGTCGCGCCGGTCGTCACTGGGAACTATGCGGCGGCGCCTAATGGCACGATGACGGCGTCGCGCGTCGTATTCAACCGCGGGACGGGAACGACTAGCACCGACTATAGTCGTCTGTCGAACAGTGTCGCGACCGTAACGGGCCTGGCGTACACAATCGGGATATGGCTGAAATCGACGGACGGCGTTTCGACGTACAAGGTTCAATTGAGTTTGAACGGACAGAATCCCGTCGTCGTTACTGTTACGCCGACCTGGACGCGGTTTTCGACGACCGCGCCGTCGGCGGCTGACACGACGCGCATTTTCCGGATGGACGTTCAAGGTTCGGCGGCGACGACCAGCCAGACGGCGGACGTTTTGGCCTGGGGCGGAATGCATATCCAGGACACGAAACTAGGCGCCTATATCCAGACGGCGGGTCTAGCTGCGGGCGTCACGGTCACAGACTACAGCGCGACCGCGGCCGGCGTCGTCACTGTGGGCCAGGCGCCCGTCGCCGGCGCCGCGCTGACCTGGGGCGGAACCGGCCAGACGATCGCGAATCCGACCGCGGACGCGACGGCGGCATTCCCGGACGACGTCTATTTCATCGAACAGCGCACGACGGAAACGCGCGAAGTCGTCGAGTTCCAATTAGCGGCGGCGTTCGATTTCCAGGGCTTGCAACTGCCGCGGCGTCCGATCATTCAAAACGTCTGCATCTGGAAGTATCGCGGGCCGGAATGCGGCTATACGGGCAGTAATTACGACGTCAACGACAACAGGATCGCGGACACGGACAGCGCAAACGACGTCTGTTCCAAGCGTCTGTCCGGCTGTCAGTGTCGATTCGGAACGTCGGCGCCGTTACCTTATGGCGCGTTTCCGGCCGCTGGCGGGATCCACGTATGACGAACGATTGGAAGGTCGCCGCGCTCGAGCACGCGCGGCGCGACTATCCGCGCGAGGCGTGCGGACTGGTTATCGTCGAGAAAGGGCGCGAAGTTTACTTCCCATGCCGGAACCTGGCGGACGGCGCCGACCATTTCGTACTGGATCCGGAAGACTACGCGCGCGCGGAGGACCGCGGCGAAATCGTCGCCGTGTTTCATTCGCACCCGAACGCGCCGGCGACGCCGTCGGAAGCGGACCGCGCGGCGTGCGAGGCGTCGCGCCTGCCGTGGCATATCGCCGGTTTCCCGGCCTTTTGCTGGGCCAGTATTGAGCCGTGCGGCTATGAGGTCCCTTTAATCGGGCGGGAGTGGCAACACGGCACGATGGATTGTTACGGCATAATCCGCGACTATTACCGCCAGGTCCGCGGCATCGAATTACTGGATTTCGTCCGTCGAAATGACTGGTGGACTGCCGGCGAAAACATGTATTTGGACAATTTCGAACGCGCCGGATTTACAAAAATTGACGTCGACAGCGTACAGGTCCATGACGTCGTTTTAATGCAAATCTTTTCCCCCGTTCCAAATCACGGCGCTGTGTATGCAAACGACGGTATAATCCTGCATCATTTGGCTAACCGTTTATCCAGCCGCGACGTCTACGGCGGGTATTATAGAAAGCATACGACGCATGTCCTACGCTATACCGGCAATTCGTAATATCCGGCTGTCGGGCGAACTGGGGAAAAAGTTCGGCCGGCTGCATCGCTTCGCCGTCGGATCCGCGGCGGAAGCTATCCGCGCACTCTGCGCGAATTTCCCGGCGTTCAAGTCTGAATTGCTGTCCAGCGACGAACGCGGCGTCGGATATCGCGTCATCGTCGGCGACCGCGATATCGGCCTGGACGAAGTGTCGTTTCCGATCGGCCAATCCGATATCCGCATTGTTCCAGTGATTCGCGGCGCGAAAAACGGCGGCGTCTGGCAACTGGTCGCCGGCGTCGCGCTTATCGCGGCCGTCGTCATCGCGCAGCAATATGAACTTTTGCCGGCCGCGTATGCGTCGCAGATTGTAAGCGTCGGCGTCGGTATTGGTCTGTCGCTCGCGCTGGGCGGCATCTCGCAACTTCTCGCGCCTTCGCAGAAGAAAGACCAAAGCAAAAACGCGGCGTCCTATACGTTCGGCGGTCCCGTCAACACGGCGGACCAGGGCTTACCTGTACCGTTCGGCTACGGCGAAATGATCGTCGGATCGGCAGTTATTTCCGCGGGCCTGGTCGTCGACCAGGTCCCGACGACGGAAACCGGGCCGGCAAACCTGGCGGCGATCGTTACACAAAGCATCGGGACCGGCGGCGCCGCGTCCTACCTTATGGCTGTTACCTGGCAAGCGGCCGGTCAAGCGGTCGGATACGACGTCATGATCCAGGGTCCCGGATACGGTCCGACGACCCAGCCGCGCACGAATGCGACGTCGCTGTACGTCACGGTACCGGGTCCCGGTCCCTTTACGGCTGTCTGCAATCCAGTCGAGCCTGACGGGTCCTATGGGCCTAATTCGACCTGTGTTTCCTCTTACGTCCCGGCCAGCTAATGAATAAACCTGAACGTCTGATTATGGGCGCCGGCGGCGGCGGAAAGGGCGGGTCGACGCACGTCGCAACTGAAGACGCGGATTCGCTGGCGTCGCGCGCCTACGCGCAGGTAATGGACCTGATTTCAGAAGGGGAAATCGAAGGTCTGGTCGGCGGCATGCAGGGCGTTTTACTGAATGGAACGCAGCTTCAAAACCCGGACGGTTCGTTCAATTTCAGCGGCGTTTCGTTCGCGTTCAATCCTGGGACCCAGGGCCAGAACTATATCGCTGGCTTTTCTGACGTCGAAAACGAACACACTGTTGGACTCGAGGTCAAGCAACAGACGCCGATTATCCGGACCGTTACGGATACGACCGTCGACGCCGTGCGCGTCACGGTCAACCTTCCGCGCCTGACGAACCAGGACACGACGAACGGCGACGTCCACGGAAGCAGCGTCGATATCGCGATCGACGTCCAGACGACCGGCGGCGGCTACGTGCAGCGCGTCTATGACACTATCGGCGGGAAGCTCACGTCGAACTATGAACGCGCCTATCGAATCGACCTGTGGGGCGCCGGTCCCTGGGATATCCGCGTTCGTCGCGTCACGGCGGACAGTACGTCGTCCGCGCTTGTCAATAACACATACTGGGCGTCATACACCGAAATCGTCGACGCGAAGCTGACCTATCCGAACAGCGCAATCGCCGCGCTACGGATCGACGCCGGCCAGTTCTCGGCGATCCCGTCGCGTGCGTATCATGTTCGTTTGCTGCGCGTCCAGGTTCCGAGTAATTACGATCCGATCGCGCGCACGTACAGCGGGGCATGGGACGGGACGTTTAAAATCGCGTGGACGAATAATCCGGCCTGGTGTTTTTACGACTTGCTGACCAATACGCGATACGGGCTGGGTCTGTTCGTTTCGCCGTCCCAGGTCGATAAATGGTCGCTGTACACCATTGGCCAATATTGCGACCAGTACGTCCCGGACGGTTTCGGTACATACGAACCGCGATTTACGTGCAACTGCTATATCCAGAATTACGGCGACGCCTATAAGGTCGTCCAGGACCTGGCGAGTGCGTTTCGCGGAATGGTCTATTGGGGCGGCGGCACGGTTTCGGTAGTCCAGGATGCACCAGTGGATCCGGTCGCGCTGTTTACTTGCGCGAACGTCATCGACGGCCTGTTCACCTATACGGGCGCGTCGCTGAAAGCGCGCCATACCGTCGCGCTTGTGTCCTGGAACAACCTGCAGGACATGGGAAAAACCTATGTCGAGTATGTCGAGGATACGGCCGGGATCGCGCGTTACGGCGTCGTCACGACGCAGATAACAGCGTTCGGATGCACTTCGCGCGGCCAGGCGCACCGCGTCGGAAAATGGCTACTGTATTCGGAACGAATGGAGTCCGAAACAGTATCGTTCAAGGTCGGACTAGACGGCGCCGCCGTGCGGCCGGGCGACATTATCAAGGTCTCGGACGCGCAGCGCGCAGGCGCGCGCATGGGCGGGCGCGTAAGCACGACGGACGGCGCGAATCAGATAACGGTCGACTCCGACCTGATAGACGCGACCGGTAACGCGCTAAACGCCGTCGGATGCGCGATTTCCGTCGTCGCCGTCGACGGCACGGTCCGCACCGGGACTGTTACGTCGCAGAACGGGCGCGTCCTGGGACTCGCGAGCGGCCAGGGCTTGGCGTCAATGATGAGCGGCGTTCAGACACAAGCTATTTGGGTTCTCGAGCCGTCAACGATCCAGGCGCAATTGTTCCGCGTTATCCAGATAACGGAAACGGACGGATACCAGTTCGATATTACGGCGCTGGCGACCAATCCCAGCAAATACAACGCGATCGAACTGGGCTGGGCGCTCGAGAAGCGCGACATTACGGACCTGACGACCGCGCCGGCCGCGCCGACGTCCGTTACCGTCAATGAAAGCTTGTATCTGTACCAAGCGACCGTCTTTTCGCTTGTGTCGCTGTCCTGGCCGACCGTGCGCGGCGCGATCGCGTATCGCGTCGCGTACAGCAAAGACGGCGCGAACTGGGTTTTTGCGACGACGCCGTCGAACGATTTCGAGATCCGCGCCGCGGCCAGCGGGTCCTATACCGTGCGCGTCTGGACGATCGGCGCGTCGGAAACGCAGTCGTCGAATTACGTTCAAACGACGTCCCAGGTCATGGGGAAATCGAAACCGCCGGCGGACGTCACCGGCCTAACGTATGGCCTAGACCAGACCGCGGGCGCGAAGCTGTCCTGGTCGCCGAACGCCGACGTCGACCTGTACGCCTACGAAATCCGGAAGGGAACGGACTGGACTAGCGCTACATTGCTGGGCCAAATCAAGGCGACGACGTTCGTCGTCGGCGTCAAGGGCGCGGCCGGGACGTATCTAGTAAAGGCGATCGACACGTCGGGGAACTACAGCACGAACGCCGCGTCTATTTTGGTCAAGGCGCCGCAATTGCCGGCTCCGACGGTCACGGGCGTTTTCAGCGGTCCTAACTATAACCTGTCCTGGGTCGCGGTTATCGGCGACCTGGCGACGGACTTTTACGAAATCCGCACCGATGCGAACTGGGGCGCCGCGGCCGGCCTGGTCACGACGCAAAAGGGGACGTCCTACGGCGCGAAGGTCAACTGGTCCGGGTCGCGCGTCTTCTACGTCGCTGGCGTCGATATCGGCGGCAACTATGGCGCCGCGGGCCAGGCGACGCTAGTCGTCAATGCGCCAAGCCTGCCGACGATTTCGCAGCAGGTTATCGACAATAACGTTTTGCTGCGATGGTCGGACGCGACCGCGACGCTACCTATCGACCATTACGTCGTCGGCAAGGGCGCGACGTTCGCGACGTCGACCGCGATCGGGAACCTGTCCGGGACGTTCGACGTCATTTTCGAAACGACGCCTGGGACATTCACTTACTGGATTTCCGGCGTCGACTCGGCCGGCAACCAGGGACCAGCCGCGAGCGTTTCGGCGTTCGTGAATCAGCCGCCGGATTACGTACTTCGCTATAACTACGATGCGAATTTCGCCGGCATCATCGACGATTTTCGAACCGGGACAATCCCTTATGACTGGGCCGCGAGCGGCGCGACGCTGACGGCTGGATCTAGCGGCACGCTGACGAGCACCGGGACCGCGCCGCAACTGATTAAAACGTATCAGGGCATCGACGCTAAACCGAACGGATGCGAGTATCCCCATGTTCGCGTCGCTATAACGCGCGTCGCTGGGTCTGGCTGGCTGGGGAATCTTTATTGGGCGACTGCGTCGCATGGATATACATCGGGCTATGTCCAGACGATCGCGGCTAACCCGGCGATCGGATCGCAGGTCGTCCTAGATTTCGACATGACCGCGCCCGCGGCCGGCGGATCGGATTGGATGAAAAGCGTTATTACTGGTCTGCGTCTGGACCTGGGGAATACCGCGTCCGACGTCTTCCGTATCGACTTCGTCGAATTGGTTCCGTTCATCGCGACGAGCATCGCGACGGACGCCGACGGGTCGCTGATTATGCCGGCCGATACGACGACAGCGTTCCAGGCGCACTTTACCGGGAAGTCCTGGTCGTCGCCGAGCGACCAGGTCGTCGCCGGCTATCCGCTGTACATCGAGCCGGGCCTAACGACGTCGACCTATGTCGAATATATCGACTACGGAACGATCCTTCCGGCGTCACGCGTCACGGTCACGCCGACATATGACATCGTCGACGGGGCACCGTCGCTGGCCGTAAAGATCGAAGTGTCGCCGGACAATTCGATCTGGACGGCGTACAACAACACGACGGCCGTCTATGTCTCGAATTTCCGTTATGCGCGCTACACAGTCACCGTCACCGGCGGCGCCAGCGGGCGCGACATTCTGCGTCTGAAGGGCATTAATTACCGCTATGACGTCAAGCTGAAAAACGACGCCGGCACGGTACAGGCGAATTCGACGGACGCGAACGGCACACCGGTAACGTTTAATATCGGCTTTATCGACGTCACATCGATTACGGTAACGGCGAACACGACGTCGCCAGTCTTCGCGGTTTATAATTTTGTGGACGCGCCAAATCCGACTGGATTTACCGTCTATCTATTCGACAAAAACGGAAACCGCGTCGCGGGTACCGTTTCCTGGTCTGCAAAGGGGTATTAAATGGCGGCGGATTGGAACCAGCCTACACTGACGACGCAATACGCGACGCTTCTGTCCGCGCTTCTCGCGCGCGACGTCGACAGCGCGACACTGTTTCAGGCGACCGGGACGGCGACAAACGTCCCGGATAAAGCGGTCCGCTGGAATCCGGCGACGAATCAGTTCGAACAGTACAGCGCGAGCGGCGGGACCTGGTCAGCGATGATGACGAACGGAATTTCTGTTCCGTCCGTCACGGTAGCGAACGCGCCGACGGCCGTCGGGCACGCGACGCGGAAAGACTACGTCGACGCGGCGGTCGCGGCGGTTACGACGATCGCTAACGCGGCGCTACCAAAGGCCGGCGGGACGATGACGGGCGACTTGTATCGCAGCGGCGCGGTCGGGACGAATCGCGTTATCTATTTCCAGACGGCCGGGTCGAACCGCTGGTCGCTTTTTGCTGACTCGGCCGCGGAAAGCGGATCGAATGCGGGATCGACCCTGTATATCGGGCGATATACGGATGCGGGCGCGTATATCGACGCGCCTGTCGGCATCAATCGCGCGACCGGCGTCGTGTCGTTTGCTCAGCGGCCGACGTTCGCCGGGAATGCGGCGTGGGATTCCGGAAACTTGGCGTCGCCGGCGTCGCTGGTTGGCGGCACTTTTACGGGACCCGTTAATTCGAATATTAGCGGAGCCGGAAAATACGTTTTT